CCGGCAGGACCCATCATTGGGACAACCTGCAGCATGGTCTAAGAACATCCTCGCATAATTTAAACAACCGTATATCCCCGTCAAGGTTTTTTTTCTACCTTCGACGGATTCGGGTATAAGGCCGGTTGCAATATCCGCACCTCGGACTTCGGACCGAAGCATTTTGTCATATTTGCTTTCGACCCCGAGTTTGATGCGCTCTTCTTGATAATTTATCATGAGAGTGAAGAAAGTTCTCAAACCTCCGGCAGCCCGTCCTACTTCAATGCAGGCGGAAGTTCCGGGGGTGAGAGGCACTTGTATCCGAGGAAAATATGGGCGGTTAAATTCCACCCATGTTTTTATCCAGGACGCAAAGTCTTCAGATAATTCAGGCTCTATCGAAAGGGGCTGACCTAAACGAGAAGAGAGCTCTTTGAACGTGTCTACCTGAAACCAAGGTTTCGGTAGGGCACGCTTCGAAGAGATCCTCAATGCCGCGATTTTCGTCAGCCCGACGAAGAGTCTCCCAATAGGGTTATAGTTGTGGTCGTAAGACTCCGACGTAAACCCTTGGGCCCTAAGCGCGTCGAAGGAGTATTTAGCTTCTTCGATTGCCGCTAAGGGGTGTTCATAGATGTATTTAGGTATCTTCCGCCATTGTCTCGCTCTTTTGCGGGAATGGGGTAGACACTCATACGCTAAGCGTAATGAGTTGTAAATATCATCTATAAACTTAAGAACTTTATAGTTCCACCGAAGGTACTCACTCCTGAGGCACACAGTTTTCCAATAGGATTCTGTATGCTCAAGGTAAAGAGTATGGTCAAAGATAGGATAACCTAGAACTTTGACCACCTTCGGATGATGGACCCAGCCGCTCCTCTGAAGCAACTTTTTCTTCCTTTTTAGGGGGATATGTTGTTTCAAGATTCTAGCGGCGGCTAGGCCTAAAGTAATGTGTTTGAAACCTGCGGCTCTAACGTGAAGGCCTTGCCAGTATAACTGACAACAAGCCGACGCGTATAGCCCATCGGGAAACAAACTCATTTTTCAAATGCCGAGGATAGAGCTTTAAAGACCTTTATAAGGTCTACAAGCCCTTCCAGGCCGGTAGAGGACTCGGAGCGCGAGGGACCGCGACCCCTTTTCG